GACAAAGTTAATGATACTCTTGATTCCGAATTTGGACTTCTTGATAGTGTTTTTCAAAAATATTATGATTTGGAAACATTAATTTTCAAGAAATTGAGCGAGTTAGTATTTGTTATTTTAAGTACTAAATTATGTCGGAATTGGATTATTGGTAAATATTGTGTTGACCTTTGTGTCAAAGCAATTTTTATGTACACGATTTGTTTTATGTGTATTACACACCATCCGAGAATATTTGTCGTATTATTATTAACCGTTCAGATTCAACAATGGTTGCTTTATAAGGCGTTGTGTTATGTAGTAAAATACAAGATACAGCGTATGAAGAAACCTAGTGATTATCTAAAGGAAATGACCATGTTCGATAGAGCGAGGTTTATTTCTTTACTTGGTGGTGTGTCTGCTATGACCATGATTGGTTCTGTCATTAAATTAATTTATGATATGTTAACATCAGAGGCGGCAGAATATATGCGACCAAGTATAGATATTAATGAGAAGAAAAAGGAGCAATCAGCTACAGAATTTTGGGATGAACATTCGCGTTATAAGCGATTTACGTTTAATCCTAGGATTTTGGGCACTGCTCGTTGTTCTACACCAGACCAATTAACTGGTATGGTTAGTAGAAGGATTATGATGATTCATATTAAATTGAATAATGGCAAGACAAGATTTTGTAACTGTCTACCAATTCGAGGTAATATTGCACTAATTCCTTCTCATGTAGTACCTGATTATAATGCGGAAGCATTGATTACAAAGCCGGGGGCCAATCCCAAGCACGTTAGTATATCGATGCAATCTTGCTATAGGATACCTAATACAGACATTTGTGTTTGGTATGTTCCTGAGCTTGGTGATCAACGCGATTTAACCGCATATTTTCCAGGATACATTGCACATGGCAAGCAAATTGTTGGCGAGATGGTGTACAATGACCAAGGTGAAATTAAAGTTTACCAAAAGTTATTGGGTACACGTACGACCAACAGGACTACGCTAGGTGGATCATTTGAATCACTTAGTTATTATTTTCCAGAGCAAACTTTCCAAGGTTTGTGTATGGCAACATTTGTAGGTCGTGATAATAAGGACATGCCGTTTATTGGTGGATTCCATTTAGGTGGAAAGAACCATACAGCAGCAGCTGGCTTTATTACGCGAGATCAAGTCTTGGATGCGATTGATAATATTGCTAAAAGACCTTCAGTGTTACCTTCACATGCCGGACAGGCTTTTGAAACAACGATTGGAGATATTGATGTTGGTCCATTACAAGAACCACATGAATTGTGCGTCACTAGAAAATTAGAAAGTGATGCGCGGTGTATTGTATATGGAGCACATAATAGACCCAGTTCAACACCAAAATCTGAAGTAAGAGTTTCTTCGATTTCACACAAAGTACATGAGCATTTAGGCTTAGAAAGAATACATGATAAACCCCATTTGATGAGGGATATTATGCATAAAGAAGTGGATATCGAAAACAAAACACACACTGCGTATAGGTTTGATGCTGCGTTGATTGATAAGGCTGTCGTAGATTTTAGTTCAACTTTGACTTCTAATTTGAAGAATAAGTTGCGCAATCTCGGCAAATTGGATGATGATGTTGTCCTTGCAGGTTTAGACGGAGTTACTGGCATTAATGCTATGAACTTCGCCACGGCTTGCGGATTTCCATTATCTGGACCTAAGACAACTCTTGTCAGTAAGTCTGATAGAATTGTTGAAGGAATTTCATGCCCTAGAGATATTGATCCAAAAGTTTTGGAGGAGATTAAGAAACTCGAAGAAACTTTGTTGGATGGAAACCGAATTAACACTGTTTTCAAAGCTTCATTAAAGGATGAACCAACTAAGATTGGTAAAACAAAAGTTCGTGTATTCGCTGGATGTAATATTTATTTTATTATGTTAGTCAGGAAATATTTCCTGTCGATTTCAGCCCTTATGCAACAGAACAAAGAAGTTTTTGAATGTGCTGTCGGTTTAAATGTAGAATCGCCTGAGTGGACTAAGATGATGAAACATGTTTATAAACATGGAGTAGACAGAGTAGTTGCAGGTGATTATAAGTCTTTTGATGGACGTATGTCTCCAAGATTTATGTTGGCGAGTTTTAAGATTTTAATTAATCTTGCTGAATTGAGTGGTAATTATGATGCTGACGATTTAACTGTCATGCGTGGTATTGCTACTGAAATCAGTTCACCAACTTATGATTATTTTGGGACATTGGTACAGTTTTATGGATCTAATCCTTCGGGACATCCATTGACTGTTGTTACCAATTCATTAGTTAATAGTTTATATATGCGTTATGTATATTATAGAATTGCACAAGAAGAAAGATGGTGGAAAACGCCATTATTTTCTGAAGTTGTTGCTCTATTGACTTATGGAGATGATAACATCATGTCCGTAAAGACTGGTTATGATGCATACAATCATACCAATATTGCTCGTGTTTTAGCTGAGTGTGATATTACATACACGATGGCTGATAAAGAAACTGAATCTGTTCCATTTATACATGGATCTGAAGCAGGTTTCTTAAAACATAATGCAGTATGGGATGATGAATTGCAATTATACCGTGCAGTTATTGAGGAGAGTTCGATATCTAAGATGCTCCATGCACATGGAAAATCACAGATTTCGGAAGAACTCCACGCTGCCTGCACAATAAAGGATGCCTTGGATAAGTACGCACATTTCGGACGTGAGAAATACACAGAGAGATGCGCGCAACTCAAACAAGTAGCAGACGAATGTAATCTCGCAGGACTTGTAGGGTCGTTCCCGACTTATCAGGAACAACTTTTAAAGTATTGTGAGAAATACGAATGGGACGAAAACCCATACCCACCCTCGAAAGAGGAGTAGGGTAAATTTTCGAAATGTAAAATTGCGTTGGTTACATGCAATAAAAACCAAAGAACCCAAATGAGGTAGTTACGAATTTGCATTTAGTATCTTCCAAACTAATTGTATATTACGAAAACTTATTTGTCTTGAACCTCCCCCGAGAGGTACCATTATTTAGTGGAGTAGTTTGAAACTACAATAAGAGAAGCTCTGATTCAGGTGTGTTGATGCATACACTTGTTTTAAATATAATTATCGCATTACTAGTATTACACAATATCCAAATGCATTGGATTTAAGTATGCATAATGGGGAGATCCAGTCCCCTTATACACTGGAAACGGCGTTGGTGCGTATTCACCAACTAGAACATGATGTC